CAAATTTTGGTTGCATTCAACTAAACTAATTTGAGAACAAGTTTGTGAATCGACAAAGAAGAAACACCTGACGCGTCGGCAACAGGCTTTACAGCAGTTTTTGTCTTTAGCCCCATAACATGAGCAACTACACCAGCAACAATTGTTTTTGGTGTATTCTCAAACTCATCTTCCGATTTACTTGAAATTGTATATAGCAAATCCATAACAGCTTCTCTCTGTTTATCGTTCAAATGAAGAACACTACATAATCTTTCTGCAATTCCAATTTGTGTATCGAGAACGGTATTTTCGGTCTGAACAAACCGTGTAATCGCTTTGCAGAGACTACGAATATTTACAGTAAAGAGTGCGGCAATTTCTTCATGACTTCTTGAAGCTTGATGATTACGACATGACACAAATAGAGCAGCTCCCATCAAAGCGCGACGAGTTTCTCCTCGTACCTTCTGTGCTTCATCTAGTCCTTTATAGAGTGCACATGCATCAAACAGAATTGATTTGGGAAGACCTACTTTATTTCCACACAGTTGAATCGCGTCAAAGATTCCCATCCACGAACGTTCACTGTTTGATGACAAAGACCACGATGAAAGACGCTGAACTGCTTTCATAGATACATTTGAAGATGAAATTCCTTTATATGATACGATAGATCCATAGGAAGACTCTGGCAGAAGTTCAGAGGTTGTAAAACCTGTGCGACACTGATCTTCGCCTTTGCTATCTTCATAGTTTCTCCATTCAGCTCCTTCATCAATAAGTTGTTCAAATACAGTTCCACAATTTTGACACACATGTTGACCTTCATCAACAACTAGAGAGTGATTACAATCCATTGGTGTTTCTATGCTACGGGATTAGTCTCATTCGTTTTACGCGGAGGAGTATAGGATAATGAAAAATCTAAAATCGAACCATATTGAGGAAATATTGTTGCAAAATGCTTACCAAATGATTCGTTATACAGAAACTTCAACTTTTCAGTCAAATCATCCATGAAGATGAAAACGGCAAAAATATAGAAGATTCCTGAAATGTAACCATCTACCAATATGTCCAATGACTTGCGAACATAAAACAAAGGAGGAGCAAGTTCAATAATATGAGCACTCCAAAATGCAATAATTGAAAGAATAGAAATTTCAAGGGAAACATCTACTAGTTGAAATACAGTTGATCGTTTCTTCCAGTTATCATCATATTCATCAAACAAGTGGTACAAAACAAAGGAAATTAGTACACCTAAAAGAGTGTAAAAAATAGCAAGTGCAGCCGCATTTGCCGTAACACGCCACGTCTCATCGTAATTCATTTTTACCCAACCCATGCTTATCTTTCATCGGGAAGAAATGCTATGGATGCCGGATCATACACTTGAGGACGGTAATTTGTAGTTAGTATCGGCTTTCCACCCTCTTTCGATTTTACAGCCTTCACCCATGAAATGAAAAGATACTTTGCATCAACAACCCATACCCAGTAACCGGCTCGAGAAAACTCACCTACAAGATACTCAAGTGCTTCTTTTAATGAAAAAAGAGGATATCCAAAAACATATGTAGGAACGTCATACAGAATATAGGGAGCGTTTGTGTTATGAATAGCCTGTTGGCGTATTTTTGCTTGAATTTGGGCAATTACGGGGACCATTGCAGCCATTCGATTATCGCGCCGTTGTTGCTGTTCTTGTAATACGTCAGTTGCGCGTAGCATTCTACTCTTACTTATTATAAAATGCAGAAGCATTTTACTCGACTTGGTCTTGGTGGAGGTGGTATAAAAGGTATACTTCAAATTGGAGCATTGATTGAATTGTCAAAACATCAAAAACTAGAATTTCCCGAAGGTATATATGGTGCTTCTATTGGTTCTATTATCGGAACATATATAGCATTTGGTCTTCCTATTGATAAACTTCCTGAACTGGCTAAAAAATATCTATCGACAAAATCATTTATTCCGTCAATTGGAATTTATGATATCACATCGTGTCTTTCAAAGAAAGGATTGTTTTCAATGAATCGGTTTGAAACAACAGTATATACTATATTCGATGAAGTTGGCCTTGACATACGTAATAAAGTAATTGGCGATGCAAAAATGCCTTTGTTCATCGTGGCATCAAACGTCACAAAGGGAAAACCAACTTTATTTTCAAAGAATGTATCACTTATTGAGGCTATCAAATGCTCATGCTGTTTACCAGGAGTATTTAAGCCGCAAATTATGTATAATCAGGTCTATATCGACGGTGACTTCTTTGCTCCGAATATGATTGGTGTTATGCCTGTTTCAGAAACTACACTTATTCTGACGCTACCTCGTCCACGATCGCTAGTTATTACTGCCGAAACGTTAGAAACTATTTCTCCAATTGAGTTTGCACTAGATCTAATTTCAGTCGCAACTAAGCAAAGTGGAGTTTCTAAAACTACACCATATACATTACAGTTAGTTTATCCGTCTATAACTGCAACATCAGACCTGGAAAAAATGGATATGCTTGATATTTTTAAACATACATCTTCCAAATTACGTCGATTTCTTTTGACCAAGTGTTTGTGTTAGAAAATTCTGAAGAGCTACAACAGAAGGCTTACCTTTAAATTCATACAGTTTATTATCAGTTTCTAGTTTGAATGTAGGATATCCTTCTATTTTGTAAAGTGCACTCTTTCCTTTATCGGAATCACAATTGATTTCCTCGAAAACAATTGTGTGACCACCGAATGTAGACGGTGTATTTTTCAATGTTTCTTTGAATGATGCCCATACAGGTTGAGCTGTTTTGCAATGAGGACACCAAGGAGCGTAAAAAAACATAAACTTCGCCTGTCCAGGATCAATGCCGTTCGGAACAACTGGAGGCATTTGATATGTCGCTACACCCGGAGGATACCCACGTATACCCCAATAGACTCCAACAAACAATGTTGCTAAAATAACTGCAATTATTAGTTCACTCCACATCCTTACGAAATGACGGATATAATACTTTTATTTCTTTTCTGCTTTTTTCGAAGTAGTTTCTGTAGGCTTCTTCGGAGCTGATTTCGGGATTTTGGATAAGATTCCAGGCAATTTTGAATGTTTGGGTAGTTGGTTCGTAAGGTTTCGCGTTGATTTTGTACCAGTTGCCTTTGTACCGAACAACTTGGATACTATCTTTGTCCATACTGTCGGCTTTTCAGTAGGCTGTGCCTTACTTTGCTTACACCATTCTGTGAAAGTGAATTGATTTCCCATGGAAAGATTACATCTCGAACAAATAGGGACTAAATTTGAGATATCTGTTTTACCCTTTTTCGACTCTGGAATATTATGACCACATTGAAAATCAAATACGGTCATAGTATTATTACACCATTCTGTCAAACATTTACGCTCAAATACTTTTCCGGCATGGACAATCCAAACTTGTTCTCTCAATGCCTTTGGTATTTTTTGCTTTGAAGTCATTAAGTATTAAAGATAGTTCAGAGAAAATGCTTACGGAAAGCCAACTAGGTGGGCACCGATACCGAAACCGGAGCCAGTGCGAGCAGACGCACCTACACTGGGAGCGTATACATCAAGAATTGCAAACGTGGCTACGGCAACGAGCGCAATCATGCCAATTTCAGAAAGCTTCATCACCTTGCCAGGTAGCATGAACGCGGCAATGGCTACAGCGAGACCCTCGAGGAGGTACTTTACCGCACGGCTTACTAGATCACCCATGTCAACACCCATTCCCTGAGCTTGTTTCTGTTCAGGCATTTTATAGAGTTTACGAGAGAAAATATTCGGTTAAAGTAGATATGCGAAAGACATTTCGAGTTGTTATAGACGAAGATGTCGTGAAAAAGTATTACATTCACAACTCGGATCAAATAACTTTTGCGATTACAGCTTATTTAAATGATCCCGACGGTTGGGCGACAAGTGGGTATTTTTTTGAGCCTGTAACCGAGAACGAAGATATTCTTATACGTCTGTCATCGCCACGGACAGTTACAAAATTATGCGGTATATCTCCCAATTTGTCATGTGCTGAACTTGGGGGTCGTAATATGTATTTGAATGCCGATCGTTGGTTTCGCGGATCAATAAAAAGCGGTCAGGGCGTTGAAAATTATAGACAGTATATGGTGTCTCACGAGGTCGGTCATATTCTAGGCCACGAACATAAAAAATGCCCATGTTCCGGTTGTAAAGCACCGATTATGATGCAACAAACACTTGGACTTGATAAGTGCGTTCCAAATATAAAAGTTCGCACTAATAACAAATGAGCTTAGTTCAGACGGCAGTAACAACAACTGCTCTTGTATGGGCAATTGGAACATACATGATGCAAATGTATGGAGCATACACAGCTCAGCAGGCCAATATTCATGATGGTAGTGCTGGTCGTGAAGTTGATGCTGGATATGTGGTAGGCGGAACGTGTATGAATGTAGTTCTGACGCTATATCTGCTCTATTATATTTATGCGATTCGCTATGAGAAACATGGTGATGTTTTTAAGTTGGTAGGCACACTTCTTCTACTAACAGGTCTAGTCGTTGATATTTTTCTATCAGTATTTGTTGTACAACTAGCACAGACAACTGCAGATAAACAAGTATGGGAAGCATACGGTTGGATGTATGGTATTGGTACTATTAATTTCTTTATTCGCCTTTTTCTTATTATACAGTTTCAGTGCTCCGATGTTCTAGCTCGCCGTGTGCTGAAGCCGGGTCCCACTATGACGGAGCAAGTAAAGAAGGCTATACTTCCTGGAAATACTGGACCCCAGCAGGGTCAACGTCCTGACCGAGGACCCAATCCGTTTGTAAAGACTGAGGAAGGTGGTCGCCGCAGACGTCGTCGTTAAAAAAGTATTTTCATAGTTGATTGCCTAATATAAACAAATGCCTGCAGAGACTCTCCCTAAAAAGGAGGACGATGGGTCTACCATTGACTATCTTGACGAGGACCCTGAAATCCCTACTCAGCGTTACTGTGTAATTTCGTTTCTGAGCCCGGAGAAGATTATCAAGCAGAAGTCCGAATTCATGAACGAGAAGTTTATTGAGTGGCTAGATTATGACTGGAAGGTGAAGGGTATGGAGCACCTTATGGCTTTTGTAGCAAAGAAGTACTCTCTAAAGATCGAGGATCTATTTGCCGATATGGCCGAGTTTACTAAGGTTCACAACGATGAAGTAAAGAAGACGGATGTTCACGAACAGTATCAGGTTTTCCTCCTAAAGCACGAGAAGGAGGTCGAGGCTGAGTTTACGGAGAAGGTTGAGTTCCGTACCAATGTTCGTGGTGTAAAGGTTCGTCGTACGTTTGCGAACCTCGAGGAGTGCCAGCAGTACGCCAAGGTTCTACAGCGTCGTTACCCGAAGGACAGTCTCTACGTTGGCAAGGTTGGCTGCTGGCTACCGTGGGATCCTTCTGAGCACCTCATGCCTGAAGTTGAGTATGCCGAGCAGGAACTCAACGAAATGATGCGTAAGTACAAGGAGAACGAAGTAAACCGTGAAATCTTCTTCGAGGAGGAGAAGACGCAGAAGATTGAGAAGCAGAAGAAGGAGAACGAGGAGCGTCGTAAGAAGGCGCTTGCGGATGCCAAGAAGGATGCTGGTCTTGTTGAGACTGAGGATCTATCTGATGCTATCTCTCGCCCTGTTCATCCGACAGAAGGCGCAATTCGCGATCTATAAATAATGGGATGTCCGTATGCATTTATTTTTGGAAAGCCGAATGAAGCGTTCATAGTAGATGTTATGCAGTAGTAGACAGTATTTTAACAATTTTATTGGCAATACTGATTACTTATTTTTGGGTGAACTTTTACACTATTTATTTGGTGTTCAAACAGCATTTCTCACTACGCTGGGAATTACTGTTATGTGCTAAAGTGTCTTTTTGACGTGCACCCAAGGTCCTGCATTCTTTTTACTAGATTTCATTGCTTCCGAACTATATTCATCGGAAGCTAACATGGTAGACGAAAATGCTTTATTATCTAGCCATAACGAATCATCACACATTCTGAATTGCGGGTGATCACTCGCTTTATACCAAAATACTTGATCTTCAAGGCGGTTCGACTGAACTCCATTGCAGATTACAAGTCCCTCGAAATTCTCCGTGCATTGATCCATGAACTGACAAAACATATCAAATGTAGGAAACATACCTGCATAATTGTCATAAATACGTCTGCGATTATTCACGATACTTTCACGAAGAATAAATACAAAGTCTACGTTTGTACGCAAATTAGGCGTAATACCAAGAGGATACTGCATAGTAATGATTGTCATTAAATCAATGTGACGACCGTTCATGAATACGTAACGTGTTGACTCTTCCTTAATCCATGTAGCATCATACAAACAGTCATCCAGAATTAAAAATGCACGAGGATCAACTGAAGAATTACCACCACTACGCTTCTTATCTTCATTTCGAGCTGTTTTTACACTAAGCTGACGTTTTATCATATTCATTACAATTTCAGGCTTGTACTTGTCATGAATGAATTTAGAAGGAACCATGTGTTGAAAAAATTCATTGGCGACCTCAGTTCCTGAAATAACAGTTCCAATGGGAAATGCTCCTTGAGTATTGTAGAGAATATCACGAACTAAGAACGATTTACCCGTATCCTTTTTTCCAATGATGACAATCATTGGAGATTTACGAGAATCGATCTCACATCGATCTTTCAACATATCGATATTGAACTTTTTGATGTTAAAGTTCATATTAATTATACTGCGTGAACTTTTTGCTTTTGGTTTGTACACGAAGTAATAATATGCTGAAGCGTAAGCAGACAGAACTAAAGGCGTCGTCACTTCCACTTTCTCTTCACAAGTGGTCGCTTTCGAATATACGTACAGGTGCTCTTACACATTGGAACATCGAATCAATTCAGCCGTTTTTTCCATCGCTCGAAGTTTTATTCAAGACAAACGATGTAGAACTTGTAGGAGATTATGGTATACGATTTGATGAAGAAATGACAGGAATTCTATCTCCGGATTCAATTCGCACTTCAAAGTTCGAGAAACGTTCTGTTCATTGCAAAACGAGTATGATATTAAGTCCATTCAAGTGGATGCAAGGAGAGTATGGTTCAACTGTTGGTCTTCCATCTTCAAGTGGTCAGTCATCTGAAATATCAGCAAAGATTCAATCGCATCACAACGCTGTATATGTTGGAAGCTTAATATCTGCAGTACTATCTCAATCAAAATGCCAACACTTTCCTAAAGTGTATGGAGTCTTTAGTGGACTGTCAAAGAACCATACTATTAATATTTCCGATGATTACGAAGATCTGAGCGAGCGTTCTTGGTTTAGCTCAAATATAGGAAAGACGTTTGATCTGAAACTAGCTGATGGAGTTCGCGATGCAGTTGAATTTCAACACACACGTACGTCTCGACCGCGCTTGAGCTTAGGTGAACAAATTACTCTCGATGGTATTGAAGATTTAGATGCCGAACATGTTGATGAAACCGAAGTAGCGGAACTTCAACAGCTGTTAGAAGGATCAGATGACGAAGATAATGAAAGCGACTCGTCTTCAGTATCGACGTCATATATATTCAAAGTTACATCATGTGACTGCGAAGATGATGACGAAGATGAAGAATCGATGGAGGAAGAAGGAACGGAAGAACCATTCGCATGGGCTTCGTTTACCAATGTACCGGTTCAGACAACTGTCATGGAGAAGTGTGAAGGAACACTCTACAAACTTATGACAGAACACACAGAAACAGAAAAACATCTTGCATGGGTTTCTCAAGTTATGTTTGCTCTTGCATTTGCTCAGCGAAACTTTGGTATCACACATAATGATCTACATTCAAATAATGTAATGTATGTTTCAACATCTCAAGAATTTCTATACTACAATTGCAATGGATCGTTCTACAAAGTTCCTACATTTGGATACCTAATCAAAATTATTGATTTCGAGCGAGGCATTGCTTCGATTCGTCTACCGGGCATGAAAGAATCAAAAACATTTATGAGTGATCATTTTTCAGTAAATGAGGAAGCAGGCGGTCAGTATAATGTCGAACCATTTTATAACAATAAATTCAGTAGTGTAAAGCCGAATCCATCCTTTGACCTAATTCGTCTTGCTACGTCAATGTTTTGGGACCTATTCCCGGAAGGACCGAATCACGAAGAGTATCGAATGAATACATTGTTTAATTTCTTCACACGTTGGCTAAAGCAGGATGATGGATCTTCCATTATGTTTGGAAAGAAAGATCCCCATCACGATCGTTATCATGGATTTCACTTATATAAAGCAATTGCTCGCTATTCGAGAGAGACTGCTATACCTCGCAGAGAAATTGAACACTTAAAGTCTATTTATGGCACGGAAAGTCTTGTCGGGGTTGGTGATATTCTGTCGATTGACTAGAATGTAGGAGTTCCTACAAACATATCCTGAACAGACGGAACATCAATGTTTGATACAGTTTCACTTACGGTATTTACTACATCAGTTGTCGTTGCAAAAACAACACCTGACGAAAGAAGTCCGCCAAAAAGTGTAAGCTTTCCAGCGTCAAACCAATCAATAGGTTTGTCCTTTGATCTGCGTTCAAGAGCATAAAGTATAAATACAACAAGGGCAACTGCGACCGAAGTTATAACAATCATCATTTGTGTTCGTTTACAGTGAAAACTTACATATTTAGAACGAGCGATTCGCCGATTTTTGACTCTATTTCTTTCAGAGGATCGACTTCGGGCTGAACTGTCACGACCTTAGACTCCTCAACGGGTTTATCGAGTTCTTCTATATCAATCGACTGTACTTCGTCAGATAGCTTCATCTTAGGACGATCTTCCTCCTCCTCTTCTTCATCTGATGACTCATCTTCGTCCTGTACGTCCTCAAACATAACCGACTTCGACGCCGCAGGGGGCTGAGACGGTATCTCAGCAGGCGTATCTACAAAGTAATTCTTTGCAATTTGCTCCCAAGGAAGGAACGTACGGATAACCTGTTCCATGCAATCCGTAATGAGTTTCTCTACGTCCTGACGATTACGCGCCTGCTGTTCGGCTGTTACACCAACAGTCTTAAATAGGTAGGCTACTTGCCAAATTTTACGAGCCGAGTGCTTGTACATTTCATGAACAAACTTGGTAAAGTTAGGACGCTCAAATTCAATTTTGATTTGAGACGACGAACCGCGATAGTGAAGAGATGCAAACGACTTCATGTAAGAAATGAACACTCCCATAAGAAGGTCATCTAGATAGGTACATTTAGATATTTTTACAATTCGCTCGACTTCTGTGGATAGGGTGGCGTCTGACCATTCGGGAATGCGAGTGAGCATATTTTGAAATGTGCGAAGAACTTGGTCCATCTGACCGTTGCTCTCGCAAAGCTTCTTAGAAGACTCGTAGATACTCCAAAATCCCTGAGAGATAGGCGGAACAAGAAGTCCACTCATGTGCTCTCGAAGGTGATTTTTTGCAAATTCAGTCTCGCTCATTTGTTTGTCTGTATGTTTTCGTTGTAAACTCGTGAACGCAAAACGGATCTATAAAAATCAAACAAGTAGATAGTAATATTCTAAGCAACAACACAAGCCAAGAACACGCTCAAAAATGTCGAACTTCTTCTACCGCTTTCGGTCGTGGATGACGCAGAACACCTGCAGCTGCGGCGCAACGTTCACCTCGACCGGTGACCCGTCGCTTTCGCTGTGCGGACCGTGCTGGCGCTCGTGCCAGTAAGTCAGACAGACGCAAAAGCCTAACCAGTAAGGTCAGGTGCTACCCGGAGGCCAACACCGGGGGAATGAAAGGCGAGGCCCTTTTTCCATTTTGCGGAGTGATACCCCTTTAGACGAACTGGGCTTAGAATAAAAAATGCCGGAGTATATCGTCGAGGCCAAGACGGTCCAAACCGGAGCTGTTCGAACTCTCAAAGAGGCTCTCAAGTGCATCCTAGTCGAAATGAGTCTTCATTTTGATAAGGATGGTATTCGCATGATTGCCATGGATAACACTCGTACAGTTCTTGTTCACCTTCGTCTCTATGCGGATAAATTCGAAAAGTATGCGTACAACCATGATTCCCCTAAGTTTTTGATTGGTGTGAATACTGATCACCTATATCGTATTGTTCGTACAGCGACCAACGATGACACAATCACGTTCTACATTGATAAGGCCGATCCGAATACTCTAGGCATTCTGCTAGAGGATGGGGACCGTAAGCAAGTAACGCGTTACAAGCTGAACCTACTTGATCGCGATGAGCCGGATATCCAGCTACCTGATACCGAGTTTTCTACCCATATCACCATGCCGTCTCTAGACTTTCAGAAGATGTGTCGTGATATGACTCTTCTTGGAGCAAAGACGGTTGAAATCAAGAATGTAGGAGCTTCTTTGACTTTTGGTTGTAAGGGACATTTTGCATCTCGAACAACTGTTATGGGTGATGGAGAAAACGAGTTCAGTATTCAGAAGAAAGCGGGAGATGAAATTGTGACTGGCAATTTTTCACTTCCTCATCTTGTTCTTTTCACCAAGTGCACCAATCTTTGCAATAATCTAGAAATTCACATGAAGAATGATTGGTTTTTGATGATTCGATATGTAGTTGCTAACCTAGGTGATATCAAGCTATGCCTCATGCCTTGTTCAACTACTTAAATAAATATATTTTTTGAATATGTGCCGAAAATACAGAAACAATTTCAAGTCCAAAACATGCGACTGCAACTGTCTCTGCAACTAATAAGTAAGTAACAAAATCACTCAACTGGATATTAAAAATTTTATTTAAAAACTCACCCATAATTTCATAGTACGGGGAATGATTCTTTGTTAACCCCTTTTCTGCTACTATAACTACACAAACTTTTAAAACTACGTGTTGTATCCAAATTAAAAATAACCAAATAAATACTACACATTGAAACCAAAAAACTGGATAAACTGTATGACAAACAAAAACACAAACAAGAATAAATATACTCAAAATAACGTGAATCGTTCCCAAAATATAGCCTAAAACTTCACCATCTGTAGTTAACCATTGATATAAAAATGTTATTATATTGTTCAAAAATATTGCTATTTTTTCAATTATTATTTCTCGATTAATATCCACAATTATCTGCATTGTATCTACTTAGGACGAGCTTTGTGGGCTGTGTACGTAACATCATCTCCGATCTTTACATACTTCATCCCATGGTTCAAATATTCGTTAGTAGACACAGTTGTAGTTGTGTTCCAAATTTTCAAAATTGAGAATGGACCCTTTGGCGATACAGTGATGCCAACTAGAGTTTCTTTACGATTCACAAGAAGTTCGTTTGTAACACAGTGAACCATCATGTCTATAAATGCAGCATGGATGTCTGAAACTTCAATCTTTTTTGACCATGCACCTCCTGCTTCGTTCTCAGGAACATCCCAGATAGGTTCAAAACCATATCGCATAAAGAAGAACATACCGGATTCCCATGCTTCTTTAGAGATTGAATCTACAACCGACCAGAATTGCTGCGGCGTATTTACATCTGCAATTTTTACATAACTTCTGATTGAATAGTCCTTGTTATCGGGATCATGATACCACAGGACCCACGTATAATCGAATGAAGTTTTCTCCATTTTATACTATGTGTTTTTATCGTTAAAAATGGATTCGTTTTTCATATTACCAAAGTAATAAAAACACAATGCCACTTACTGTAGAAAATGTGTACTCTGTCCGATTTGGTGCGAAGCTTCCTTTGCCCCAAATGGTACAGGGTAATATCGCAAAGCTACGGATTGTTCCGGTAATTTATAAACCGATTCGACCCGTGCACGCAAAGCATAATGGATTTAGAAATAAGCCCGCTCTTTCTGCAAATTGGAGAGAGGTTGCTCTTGTAGATGTTGCACGACGTGTAAAGGAACGTGAAGATCCAGAATATTCCGAGATCTTCAGTATTTTGAACAAAATTACAGCTTCAAATATGGAAAAGCTTTCAAATGATGCAATTGTTTATATTCAAAAGAGAGATGATCAGTTTCGTCTTCGTGTGACTATGCTTCTATTCGATAAGGCTATTACGCAAAACGCGTATGCATTTGTCATGTCAGATTTTGCCAAGCGTATATCTATTGTCTTTCCAGACATTCTCGATGACCTAAGCAGTCAGATCGAGCTGTTTCCAAAGCTGTATAATATGACCGAAACATTTACATTTCCTTCATCAGATGATCCTACATTTGATAAAAAGGTAATTGAGTGGTCAATGCAAAAAGATAAACGACGAGGGTATGCTAAGTTTATTATTCATCTTTACAATCAAAATTTGATCGCAGAGTCAACTGTTGAAAAGTCAATCCTGCTTGTTCTGAAAGATTTGGACGATATTGTTCGAACTCCCAAGACTCCGCAAGTTGAGGAAAATGTAACACAATTTGTTGAGTTTCTGTCTGAAACAGCAAAATTGATTCCAAAGACTTCGACGGCTCTACGTGCAATTCTACGCGATGGTATACTTGTCTTTCTTGGAACTCCGAAGGAGGAACTGAAGAGCTTGAACATGCGATCGCGGTTCAAGATGGAAGACACACTCAAATGCGTTCAATAAGATGAAGACGAAACGGAGTATAGAACAAATGTCTTCCGATCTACCTGCCCCCACCGTACTGCTACGCGCGGCTCAACTTTCAATGACAGAGGATAAACCTCTTTATTTTGACTATTATCGTGATAGTGTTGAGAAGAAGTGCTGTATTGGTGTAAAGGAGGATAATGCAAAGTACCTAGTTAAGTCGGATGATGAGTATACATCAACAATCCAGACTGTTTTTCGTTGCGAGAACTGTTTCATCGTAATGACGGAAAATAGTCTGTACATTGTATCCTCCGATGTTCCGGTAAAGAAGATTGTATCATCATCTACGGATTAAGAAAGTACAATAGTAATGGAGCTGCTTTTTCCGCCACCTCATTATTTATTTTTTGAACCACTGAATGACATTGAAACCCAATCAGTATGGGCAGACTATAAAAAGAAACACGAATCTACATGTGAATTTTATGAAATTGATGCAACAGAAATGAATTCTGTGGACACATTTTCATCGTGGTTTGACACGTGGATCAGTCAAATTCCTAAACGACAATCGACTCGATTTCGCATTCTGCTGATATGGCATTCTGAATTTTTGACATACGCATGTCAACAAATGATTCGACGTTCATTGGAACAAAAATCATTTAGGTCACGAGTTTGGTTTCATGTTGAAGACCCGACAGTAATACAACCTGCAATTCAAAGTCGTTGTATTATAAAACGGATTCCAACATACTTTCATACACCAAACATAAAACAAATATGACATCTATTCGTGTATTTACAGACGGAGCATGTGAAGGAAATGGTAAGAAAGGAGCACGTGCTTCCTACGCATGTTGGTTCCCAGAAAATAAGGAACTATCTGTAGCAAAGCGTGTACCTGAAGACGAAGCACAAACAAATAATCGAGGAGAACTTCTTGCTATTTCTGAGGCTACAAAAATCGTACTTTCTAAGTTTGCTCCAGAGGAGATCGATTTGAAAATTTATACCGATTCAATGTATTCGAAAGACTGTTTGACAAAGTGGATACAGGGTTGGATTAAAAACGACTGGAAGACTGCAGCAGGTGGAGTTGTAAAAAATCGTGATATAATCGAAGATACTTCACGAATGCTTGCGAAGTTCAAATCGTATATGATTATTCATGTAGCAGCGCATACGGGTGGAACGGATGAGTTTAGTAAACACAATGAAGTTGTCGATAAGATGGCAGTTCACGTTCTTCATCCTGAAGAGGAAGTAAAGGTTGTACAAAGCAACAAAGAGAGTCCTATTCCAGGCTGTCCTCTTCAACTAATGGGTCCTCCGGTTTCAGAGCGACTCATTATCGAATGGTGTAAGCTAAATTTGGATAAACTTGATCAAACGGCTCTGAGTTCGGCACTCATGACTACTCTGTCGAAGACTGTTAAGAAAAACGGATTTGAAGTCGTGAAACAGAAACTTCACAGAAACAACCAGTACCGTCTGGTTTCTGCGAATCATTTAATCGCAGGCAATACTACAATAACTAAGGAAGAATGAAAGCTGCAGCATATCACTACTGGGCCGCAGATTGCGGTCCGTGTATGCGACTAAAGCCAAGCATGCTTGAAATGAAGGAAGAGTTTGAAGATGTAGAGTGGGTGTCAGTTGATGTCCGCAATACAAAGACTGATCTAATCCAGCGCTACGGTGTTGG